TATTTACGCCTTACGTCATTGAGCAAACCACTCAGCGTGATGCCTTCCTGGCTAGCGGTGTGGTGCAGCCCATGGCGGAGCTAAATGCTGCCGAGGATGGTGGTGACTTCGTTCAAGTGCCTTTCTACAAGGCCAACCTGTCAGGCGATTTTGAGCGTCTGACGGATAGCTCTTCGCTGACTCCTGGCAAGATCAGTGCAGATAAGCAGGTTGCTGCTGTTCTGCATCGCGGCCGTGCGTTTGAATCGCGTGATCTCGCGGCACTCGCGGCTGGTTCGGACCCCATGGCCGCAATCGGCAACAAGATTGCTGACTACATCGCCAACCAGCGTCAGAAGGATCTGCTGTCCTGCTTGGCTGGCATCTTTGGCGCTGTTGGTGACACCAGCTCCGCTTCTTTCGCAGCCCTGGCTGTTGATGGCGCGTCTGGCGACACCCCCACGCAACTGACTGCCCGTCAGATTGTCGAAGGTCAGTCCCTGCTGGGCGACCAAGGCGACAAGCTGGCTGCCATCGTTGTGCACCCCAAGGTGTACTACGACCTGAAAGAGCGTCGTGCTCTGGACATGATCTACGACGACGCAGGTCAGCCTGACACCTCTGCGGCACAAGGTTCACTGGCTAACGCCTTTGGTCCTGTTGCTGTTCCCACCTTCATGGGAATGCGCGTGATCGTGTCTGCTGATGTGCAGACCGCTGGTTCCGGTGCCACCACCGAATACGCCAGCTACATGTTCACCCAAGGTGCCGTTGGTTCTGGCGAACAGCTGGGACTTCAGACGGAAACTGACCGCGACATCCTTGCCAAATCGGATGCGATGTCGATTGATCTGCACTACGTGTATCACCCGATCGGTTCTTCGTTCTCCACTTCCGTTTCCAACCCCACGCGGGCACAACTGGAAACCGTGGGCAACTGGACCAAGGTGTACGAGACCAACAACATTGGCATCGTGCGGATTACCACCACCAGCGCACTGGATTGAGGAGGTAACTAACCATGGCATCCATTTTTGAGGCAACGGCTGGCAATCTTGTCGGCCCCGCTACTGGCGGTACTGTCACCCAGGCCACCAGTAAGGCAACTGCCGTGACTCTCAATGCAGAGTCCGGTCAGATCACCCTTGACGATGCTGCACTTGCAGCAGCCGCTGAGGTTTCTTTCACCGTCAACAACGACAAGATCGCTGCCACTGATGTGGTGATCTGCAACCACGCTTCCGCTGGAACCGCTGGTTCTTACCTTGTGCAGGCAAACAGCATTGCTGCTGGATCTTTCAAGATCACCGTGGCAAACCTGTCAACCGGCTCACTTGGTGAGGCAATCGTTGTCAACTTCGTGGCTCTGAAGGGCGCTAGCTCCTGATGGGTCTCTTCGCCTTTAGGCGGATGAAGGAACGTGAGGCTGCTGCACAAGCGGCGGCCTCCGTCCCTGAAAAGCCGACCAAAAAGACTTCTACTGTGACGCCCGATGGCAGTAACAATCGACGCAACAGCGGGCGGCGCAAACGCCAACAGCTACATCACGCTGACTGAGGCAAACACCTTTGTCGAAGCCATGATTGATTCCACAGATGTGGGCAAGTGGACGACCGGCAATGACGATTCACGCAACCGCGCTCTGACAGCTGCGGCTGAGCGTCTTGACCGGGAAAGATTTTTAGGCGCACGCGCTACCGATACGCAAGCACGACAATGGCCGCGTACTGGCGTGCGAAAGCCCGATACCTACGTCAACACGTACGCCACTGGCTTTCCTTTCCGCATCTCTGAGGATTACTTCACCGACACTGAGATCCCAGATCAGGTTAAGCGTGCTCAGATTGAGCTTGCCGTCTACCTAAAGAACAACACGGACGGAATCAGCCTGAGCGGCTTGAACGATTACAAGAGCGTTCAGATTGGCAGCATCAGCGTCACACCTGACAAGGCTGGTGCTGTTGGTGCAGACCACGTTCCGCCGATGTTTGAAAGGTACTTGACGGGTCTTAGAATTAGTGGACCAGGCAACATTGCTATCAAACGGAGCTGATCATGTACGGAGACCTGAAAGGCGGCTTCGAGTTCATCTCAGATACCGCTGAGCACACCGGGCGGTTTTGCTTGATTTATTTCAAGGAAGACACCGTGATCAGTGCCATCACTGTGCAGAACGCAACCGGCAACAGTTTGGCTGGTGAAACTTTCGTGGCTGACACCAAGCTTTCAGGCATTGTCACCAGCATCACGCTGACCAGCGGTGCTTGCCTTGCTTATCGCGTCTGATGGCACTTGCTGACTCGCTGGGCAAAGTTGCAACCAACGTTCTGAAGGCGTTGGGTGGCGATGTGACGATCCGTTATGTCACCAGCGGGGCGTACAACACAACGACCGGGCTGAGCGGCGAGACAGTAAGCGACACCAACGTAAAGGGTGTTGTTGAGGCGGTGCAAAAGTCTGAGGCCAATGGCCTGATCCAAGCGGAAGACAAGCGCCTAATCGTTTCCGCTGAAGAGCTTGCGACAGCCCCTGGGACTAAAGACCGGGTTGTGATCAGCTCTGTTGTCTACCAGATCATCTCTGTCACAACGGTTGAGCAAGACAACACAGCCATCACCTTTGAGTTGATTTTAAGGGCTTAAACAAATGGCAAAGATTCAATTCAGTCGAATCGATGAACACTTCAAAGGTCAAGTTGAAAAACTTGTTAAAGAAGCTGGCACGGACCTGAGAAATCGCGTTGTCAGTCTCAGCCCTGTGGGAGAGGTAAACGGGGGCACGTTTAAGTCGAACTGGCAACCGCCCGTGCATTCCGGCTTGGTCTCGCGGGTTGTGAACAATACGCAAAATTACGGGGTCGCCATCACGTTTGGTGGTGCGGCCAAGCCTCGTTCTTGGGGTGGCAGATTCCGGTCACGGTATGGACTGCCTGAACGTTGGCCTGAAATACTGGCCATTAAAGAGACTAAAGAGGCAGTCCCAGGCATCTGGGCCAGCATCGTGAGGCGGGGATGACTAGCTCTTACAACGACATCAGGCAAATCATTGAGGCCCGTGTCGCAGCGGAAATGGCGGAGTCACCGGCTTACCAGGTCAGCTATGAGAATGTGCCATTTACTCCGCCAAACAACAGCATTTGGGTCAAAGTTCAAGTTCGGTTTGGAGCAAACAACTATGCGACCCTTCTAGGCCCATCAACTGGCAGCAATCGGCAATCAGGTATTGTTGTCATTGGCATTTTCGCTCCAATCGGCGTTGGCACTGGTGACAATTTGACCGTTGCGGAACGTCTCAAGGATTTGTTTGATCGCAAGACTGTCAATCAAATTATTTTTGATGCAGCTGATGGGCCGCAAATCATAGAGAGTGCCTCCCCTGAAGCTTTTTTCCAAACAGAGCTAGCCATAACCTTTAACGCGTTCGTACAATGAGCTGAGCCAACTACCGTACAAACGTCATGGCAACCACTCTGTCCGGTACGTCCGGCGCACTCTATTACAAGCCTGCTGGCACTGACAGCACCTTCAAGGCTGCAGATGTCACCAACGCCAGCAACAACATCAATGTCGGCGCTTATCGAAACTTTAAGGTCAACGACAAAGTTTCGTTCACCACTGGTGGCGGCACCCTGCCTGGAGGCATTGATGCGAGCACTGATGTTTTCATCAAGACTTACACCGCTTCCACTGGGATCGCTACGTTCTCAGCCACAGCTGGTGGCACTGAGCTGGCTCTCGCTGATGACGGTACTGATGGCACCACGCCATTCACCATCAAATTTGCTGAGTTCCAGGCAGTTGGTGACGTGCGCGAGTGGTCCTTTGAAATCACCCGCGATGAAATTGACGTGACCACCATTGGTCAAACGCTTGGGCAGAACGCACCGTTCAAGACCTATATCACCGGCTTTGCCGATGGTGAAGGCTCTGCGACGATCTACACCACAGACGATGACACCACCATCGCTTCACGCTTGGTGGAAGACGTGATCCAGCGGATCCAGACCGGCGTGCAGTTCAAGCTGTATATCGACCGCGTTGTGTCATCTGGTTCAGTGGACGAGACGGCCAGCCGCTCGATCACGATGGAGGCTGTGCTGACTTCAGCCAGCTATTCCGTGAATCCAGACGATGCACAATCGATTGAAGTTGCATTCCGTCCGTCTGCTGTGCCGACTTTCGACCTCAGCAAAACCTGATCTTGATTTTTGTGAGGTTTCCCCCGGCTTGTGCTGGGGGATTTTTTGTGTCTACAATTTCACCGGATAGAAAATTTTTATGCCTCCGTCTTCATCGCGTGCGCTTGAGCGTCTAAAAAAAGCCGCCAATCTTGTCCCTGTCAAACGTATCGTCACTCTATGCAGTGGCGAAGAATTTGTTTTTTGGAGCACTCCGTTAACAATGGCTGAGCGGGAGAAAGCTCAAAAATCAGCCAAGAGCGACGACGTGAACCTGATGGCATTACAGCTTTTAGTAGCAAAAGCTGTAGACGAAAACGGTCAGCGTATGTTTATGGCTGGCGAAATTGCAGAACTGAAAAACGAGGTAAGAGACGAAGACCTGCAGGCGTTGATGCTTGCCCTGCTTACTGGAGAAGGCAACGTGACGGAAGCTGAAGCAAAAAACTAGCCCAGTGTCTCAAAGATGACTATCCCTTAAGGCTGCTGATGCGTATATGCCGTGACCTAGGCTATACGCTCTCAGAACTCACGCAACGCTTGTCACGCGAAGAGTTGCAGCTTTGGGCTTTGCTCTATGAAGTCGAGTACAAAGAAGAAGAAGAGCAAAGACGCAAATCAAAGCGGCGTTAAACTTGAGGCACTCTAGGTCGATTTTGTGGCTGAATCAGTTCTCATCGTTAAGGTGGACGCTCGGCAGGCTGTCCAGCCTCTTAACCAAGTGGGCGCAGCTGCGGAAAAGAGCAAAACAAAGATAAAGGGCCTGGGGAATGAGGCCACTAAAGCCAAGACTAAATTGGCTTCATTGAAGGGGGCTGCCTCGGCGCTAACAGGGGTGTTGAGTGGGGTGGCAGGGGTTGCAGTTATTGGTTTTTTTAGAGGTGCAGCAAACGCAGCCGCAAGCTTTGAAGCAGAAACATTATTGCTTGAAAGAGGTCTTAAAAACGTTGGTGCATCGTCTGGCGAACTTGACAGGTTGCAACAATCAGCCGATCGGCTCGGTAAGCAAACGTTGTTCAACGAGCAGGATTTTAGACAAGGCTTTGGTCTGTTGACCTCTTTTGGCAATATTGGTGTCGGCAGCTATGACGCGGTTGCTATGGCGGCTGCCAATGTTGCACAGGTTAGTGGCACGGATGTATCTAGTGCTTTCATGCAATTAGCAAAAGCTTTAAACGATCCGGTCACGAATTTAGCCGCACTCAGCAGGTCTGGTATTCAGTTCACTGAACAGCAAAAAACTACAATCAAGGGATTAGTCGAAACAGGTCAGGCCGCAAAAGCTCAAGCAATGATTCTAAAAGAGCTTGAAGCTCAATATGGTGGCACGGCTGCTGCTGCGGCAGGAGGAGCCGCAGGCGTGCAAGATACGTTCGGGGAGGCAATGTTTGATCTGCAAAAAGCGGTTGGTGGTCTTGTCAATACGGCACTACCACCGTTTATAAAAGCACTAACAGGCCTTATCAATCTTTTTGTCGACTTGCCCGGTCCTATCCAAGCAATCATTGTAGGTTTTGTTGCGCTGTTAGGAGCAGTAGCGGTGATAGCACCTGTTTTAGCGGTGCTTATTACATCATTTAAAGCTATTGCGGCAGCAAAGCTTGGAGCGACTATTGCTGGCTATTTACCGATTTTTGGAAAACTGATTGGAATTCTCAAGGTGCTAGGGCTTTCTGTCGCAAAAATCTTTCTTGGTCCGGTGGGTTGGGTTGCGTTGCTAGTTGCCGCTGGTGTTGCAATCTTCAAGTTTAGGGATCAGATTGGACAATTCCTCAGAGGCTTATTAAAGCCTTTCCAGAGCGTGTTTGAGGCGATCGGCAAAACTATTCGCGGTCCTTTTGAAGCAGCATTCAACTTCATCAAAAAGGTCGTAAATGCGGTGTTGCAGGCAGTCGCCACTCGGACCAACTTTGCTATCGGCCTGATTAACAGAGTCATTAAGGGTGCCAACAGGCTACCTTTAGTCAACATTCCGTTGATTCCTAAATTTGAGATTCCGCAGTTCGGCAAGGGCGGAATGGTGAATGGCGGTCAGCTGGCAATCGTTGGTGAGGCTGGCCCTGAGTACATTGTGCCTGCAGGTAAAGCCCAGGGTTTTGCTGAAAACATACTGTCAGGCATCCGCGGACCATCTGCTATACCTGCGTTTGCCGAGGGTGGCTATGTTGGGCCTGTGAACATCACGACCGGTCCTGTGATGCAGCAGGGTGGAACCAATTACGTCACGATGGCGCAATTTGAATCTGGAATCCGTGATGTAGCCAGTGCCATGGCTCGCAACGGCCGCAGCTATGGCGCACGTCGCTTTACAGGTGTCAGCTGATGAGCGGCGGTAACAGGGCTCAATCCCAATTCCTCAGGATTTTTACCTCTGGTGGTTCTGATCATCACCTTTGGCAGAACTTCTATGTAAATACCAGCGTCACCGTTTCTTCAAAGTCGTACAGATATTTCCCTTTTAATTGGCTCGGGACTGGCGAGAGTTCGGCCTTTGGTGAGCAGACCATTGAATTGTCAATGCCTGCAACTTCATTGGCTGTTTCTGCCTTTGAGGCTGCTTTTAGTTCAAAGCATCTTTGCCAGCTACAAACCTTCGAGTTTGATGCGCGGCTTGGTGTCAGCACTCCGCAAGCTGGCCAAACAGAGATAGGCAGTTTTCTCGGCTTTGTTTCCAGGATGAGCAGCAATTTTGCTGAACTCACGGTTGAGCTTGGGTCTACGATTGCCCCTGTTGGTGCGCAAATCCCAAGCCGTACGGCTTCAAACCGGTTAGTCGGAGTACCGATCCAGCTATGACCCTTCGAGTTGCAGATCCTTTATTCCTGCTGTCAGCACAGACTGGCTTAAGTGCTGGAGAATTACGTGCTGATGCAGCAGTTGGCAACCCTGATGTAGAGAGGCCCCAAGAGGCACTAAAAACTGGGGAGCCGATCCCTATTATTTTTTGTCGCCGTACAACCGCTAATAAAGGCGGAGTATTGGTGCAGCCCAAAATGACAGAGGGCTCTTTTGCCAACCCCATTCTTGAAAATACGACCAATAGTGGCAGTGGTAACCAGATAAAACCAAACCAGCGAATACGTATCAAATACTTGCTTGTGCTTGGAGAGGGCAACATCGCTCAAATGCAGGCGAGAGATCTGTTTTACGGCAACGACAGGCGTGGGACATTCAACCAAGCCTACGACGCTAGGGCAGGGACTTGGAACCCAGGCAACGCGATCGATGACCACTTCACCACGGTGGTGACGCCAGATGGAAACGGTGTATATGACACAAGCGGTGCTTCGAGCCTCTCAAACGGTCAATCTTTACGAGCTGGCAGCCGAGTGTTCTACAAGGACTCAGATGGCACCTTGCACGAGTTTGACTACGAAGAAAATAGCTTTCCTGCATTTTGTGGAACGTCTGGCACATACAGCGAACTCACTACTCTTAGCTTTGAGTATGAACACACCGACAACAAGGCAAGCAAAGCAGACAAGACCGTTAGTGCATTTGTACGGGAAGGGCTGCAGGTCACACGCTTAGTTGATAGTGTCAGTGGTGCATCTGACAATTACGCTGATTTAGTCAAGTATCTTTTTGAATCCAATAATCGATTGTCAAGTGATCTGATAGATACTGCGTCTTTGACAATCGCCGCTAAATTTGTCAACGCTAACGGCTTTTATTTCAACGGCGCAATAACGGATAGTCAGAACTTGCTAGATTGGCTGCAAAAGACATCGGTGCATTTCTTGCTCCGTGTGTCTAATTCAGGCGGCAAGTTTGGCCTGTTGCCTCGCTTGCCTTACAACACCGACTTCACCATAAAGACCACACAAATAACACCTGAATTTACTTTCACTGAAGAACACATCGTGCCTGGCGGGTTCGAGGCTGAATACATCAGCCTGGAAGACCGTGAGCCGGTTTGTTTCCAAGTGCAGTGGCGCCAGCAACCTGAAGCGGATTTTGGCCTTGTGCGCACCGTGCAGGTTCGGTACACCAATGAAGCGGCATCTGGCCCGTTCGTTGACATTGATATGAGCGGATACTGCACCAGTGAGGATCATGCAGTGAAGGTCGGTACATTCAGGCTGGCCCAGCGCAAATTCATCACGCATCACTTGCGCTTAACGGTGCGGGAACGCAATTACAACAACTTTCTAGTGATCGGTGACTTGGTGCGGGTCAGGTTGCGCCGTGAAACAAGCGAAGGCGACGTCGAATTCCACGACAAGGTATATGAAATTAACCGGATTGACCGATCGTTTGGTGGTGTTGTCAGATATGACTTAACTCATTTTCCGATTGATACACAAGGGCGCAGCATCATCGCTCGTGAAGTTGCTGATGCGAGTGGTGCTGGCAATATCATCAACGTGGGGAGAAGCACATTTGACGGTGATGAAAACAGCTCCACCGATACGAGCACTATTGGCACAGCGACTGGGGGTGGTGGCACAATTCCACCACTGGCGGATACATCTTTCGATATCTCAACGCCTGCTGTGACCGATATAGATACCTCATTCCCAGACGGTGAAAACAACCCCGATGATCCGCTAGAAGAGCCATTAGATGGCAGCGTTTCAGGGAATCCGGTGGTCACTGGCTACACGGGCACGCCAACAGCCGGGGACACTTTGTCTTATGCGCCAGGCTGCACAGGGGCATTTATTGAGTGGTTCAAGATCAACATCAACACAGGTGTGAGAACGAGCATTGGCTCAGGGATTGGTGCAACATTGGCTGTCACCTCTGCATTGCAGCAGGAAGGTGTGCAGGTGGTTGGCGTTGGCCGCTGCCCAGATCCAAGCTCGCCCGATGGTTATGGAGCACCGATTGAATCAGACACTGTTGATGTGTTTGACGAGATTCAAGATTGCCCAGGCGGCGGCGACTCTGGAGGTCAAGGCACCTTCACCAAGGTGATCAATGTTGGGACGGCCTATCCCGCTTCGTTTACTTTCACTTACACGGCTTATACAATCAAAGATCGATTCATTATTTCTGGTGCTGCAAGTCTTGACACTGGTTTTGTTAGCGGAAGTAATGTCAACGTTACTGTCAACAAAACGAGTGCGGATCCTTACATTACTGTGACGGTTCAGGCGCCATCACAGGGCACGGCTTGGGCTTACAGTGTCGGATGTGCTAGTTGACCATGGCTGATTTCCCTTCTTTGTCGCCACAAACTAGGACCTACATACCAGGGTCATATGCGGTCCGCCGTGCGAATACATTGGCTGGCGGTCAAGTAGCAGTGCGGAAAAACAATGCAGCGACTGATTATTATTTGAGCCTGACATTCATAAGCGACAGCGTTGATGATCAGAATAAAATTTTCACTCATTTTGCTTCGCAGAATAGATTCCAGCCCTTTGATATTCCGTCTGTTGTTCTAGAGAACGGTGGGTTCAGCTTCCCTAGCGGTTATCAGTGGATCTACAGAGACGCCCCAAGGGTGACATATGAGCCTGACAAAATTACTGTCAATGTTGAGTTAGAGCTTGTGGCCCCTTACGACATCTAACAATGACTGTATTTCCCACTATTTATCCAACGTCAATCACTTTTGACCACGGCCAACCACAGGTCACAGAGTACCAATCATTCGGAATCGGGCCAGTTCGTTTTAGGAACGCAAACACCGTCAATGATCAGAATCTAACGTTTCAGTTCACAGGTATCAGTCAAGCATCGGTAGACCTCATCAGGGATCACTATGTTCAGAATCAAGGCACAGCGGGTGAATTTTCTGTACCTGTTGCAATTTTTGGAGGGCTAAATGTTGCCGATGCGAGCAGCAATTTTCGTTATCTTGACACTCCCAGAGAGGAACATTTTGGGGTTTATTTTAATGTGACAGTAACGTTTCAAGCGTTACGCGGTGTCGATATGTTCTTCATCCTTGATGGCGGCCCCGCAACGTTGCCCGCAGAACAAGCGTTCAGTAAGTTTGTGTTCGATGGCAACTCGCCATTTATTTTGAATGGCTCTACTAGCGCCTTGGCTACACTGATCCTTAACGCGAACTGACTCCATGGCAGCCACTGAAGTCAAGGTTCAGATGCAGCAGCGGCGTGACACTGCCGCAGGATGGACATCCGCCAACCCCACTTTGCTCAATGGTGAGCTGGGGTTTGAGACAGACACGAAGAAAGTCAAGATCGGGGATGGGTCAACAGCGTGGAATTCGCTTAATTATTACGCTGGCTTTTCAATCTCTGCCTATCCACTGGCGACTGCTGACATTGCCAACGATGCGATCACGGGCGACAAGCTTGCTGATGACATCACGATCGCCAATAACCTCACGGTCACAAACAACCTGACCGTCAATGGCACAACGACAACAGTCAACAGCACGACGCTGCAGGTCGATGACAAAAACATTGAGCTAGGAACAGTTGCAACCCCCACCGACTCAACAGCTGACGGCGGTGGCATCACGCTCAAAGGCACATCTGATCACACCATTGTCTGGACTAACAGCACCGACAGCTGGGACTTTTCCGAGCACGTCAACATTGCAAGCAGCAAGGAATATCGCATTGCTGGCACGTCTGTTCTAAGCGCCAGCACGCTGGGCAGCGGCGTAACAGGTTCAAGCCTGACAAGCGTTGGCACGATTACTAGCGGGACATGGAATGGCACCGCCATTGCAACTGCCTACATCGCAAACGATGCGGTAACTGCTGACAAGCTGGCAGACACGGCGGTAACGGCTGGGAGTTACACAGCGGCCGACATCACGGTTGACGCACAAGGACGCATTACGTCGGCAACTTCTGGATCAATCAGCACCGCTGAAATTGCGAATGATGCTGTAACTGCCGACAAACTGGCCGATACTGCGGTTACGGCGGGCAGCTATACGGCGGCAGACATCACAGTTGATGCCCAGGGGCGAATCACATCTGCAACATCCGGGAGTATCAGCACTTCTGAGATAGCTAACGATGCTGTGACTGCCGACAAACTCGCGGATACAAGCGTCACCGCTGGGGCTTACACGCTCGCCAGCATCACTGTTGATGCACAGGGCCGCTTAACTGCAGCTTCTAGCGGTACAGCAGCTGACACCGACAAGATCACCGAAGGCAACACAGAGGCTGAGGTTGTCGATACTGGCACTGATGGGCACTTCAAAGTCACAACAGAAGGGACAGAACGTGTTCGTGTTGGCCCTGCTGGACAGATTGGAATTGCAGGCGCTAACTACGGAACATCAGGCCAAGTTCTGACAAGTGGTGGCGCATCAGCTGCTGTCTCATGGGCTGACGCATCGGGAGGAGGGGCCACTGGCGGGGGTTCTGACAAGGTGTTCGTAGAAAATTTGCTGGCCGTTGATTCTGATTACACTGTTGGTACTAACATCGGCGGGAGTGCTTCTGTTGGCTCTGGTGCATCCTGCGTGGGCCCAATCACTGTCGCAAGCGGTGTGACGCTCACTGTTCGCGCCAACTCTCGTTTAGTGGTTCTCTGATTATGTCTTTGTCTCTGACTGGTGCGGGTGTCATTAGCGGCATTGCAGACAATGGTTTGCCTGATGTTATTGCTGATGGCATCTTCATCAAAAACACCAAAAACGTTTCTAGCGATGAGACGCTGAGCGGTACTTACAACTGGGGTTCGTTCGGCCCTATTTCGATTGACACTGGTGTGACAGTGACGATCAGCACCAACGCAACCTGGAGCATCGTATGAGCACGCTGTCTTTAGCCAACATCGAGAGCAAGGCGGCAAACACACCGCCAGTAATTAAAGACTCGAATGGTACGGAGATCGGTCAGTTTGCCCGTGCTTGGGTTAATTTTAACGGTCGCAACACGCCTGCAATCAGAGATTCTTTCAATGTCAGCTCAGTGACTGATGATGCAGCTGGGCGTTATACGGTCACGTTCACCAATGCGATGGCAAACGCAAATTATGTCATCGCTGGAAGTGCTTCTGAACTTGGCAGCACGGGAAACAATGACGCGTTCTTTGGGGCGGGTCGAGACACTAACTACAGCGACCTACACACAACAACTTTTTGCACAGTTAGTGTTTGTTCGTCAAGTGGAAGCCAAACTGATCGAGACATAATTATGGCAGTTATCTTCGGAGGTTGACCCATGAGCACACTTAAGACAAGCAACATTCAAGACACCTCAGGCAACAACAACTCAACGCCTGAACAGATCAATCAAGGTCGAGCTAAAGCGTGGGTTAGTTTTGATGGAGGAACTGGAACGACAGGTCAAAACGATGTAACCATGCTTGATTCATTTAACGTAAGCTCCGTCACAGACGATGGAACAGGTACTTACACCGTTAACTTTA